CACACAAAGTCGGAGTTTGCCTCATACTTACTCCCGGCATGGATGGTTGGCCTCGATCCCCGGTTAAAGATCATTCAAGCAACACACACGGCTGATCTAGCAATAGACTTCGGACGTAAGACCAAGAATCTTGTAGATACAGAAAACTATAAACAACTGTTCGACACCAGACTGATGGAGGACTCTCAAGCCGCTGGTAAATGGAAAACGGAACAGGGAGGAGAATATTTCGCAGCCGGTGTTGGTGGAGCAATCACAGGTCGTGGTGCTGATCTACTAATCATTGACGATCCGCACAAAGAGCAAGATATTAAAAAAGATAGTAAGTCATTCGAGAAAGCATGGAACTGGTATACATCAGGTCCACGTCAACGTTTACAGCCAAACGGTAGAATCGTTGTTGTCATGACACGTTGGAGTACAAAGGATCTAACTGGACAACTAATCAAGGCTCAGGGAGAAGAGAACTCTGATCAGTGGGAAGTTGTAGAACTACCAGCTTTACTACCAAACGGTTCACCCGTTTGGCCAGAATACTGGACCAAGGATGAATTAGTAAGAACTAAGGCATCTATACCAGTTAACAACTGGAACGCTCAATATATGCAACAGCCAACAGCTGAAGAGGGTGCAATATTAAAACGTGATTGGTGGCAAGACTGGGAACAAAGAGATCCACCTAGTTGTGATTTTATAATACAGTCATACGATACAGCTTTTCTTAAAAAAGAATCTGCCGACTACAGTGCGATAACGACATGGGGAGTGTTTAAAGATGACGATGGTAAACAAAATATTATATTACTAAATGCTTTCAAAGATCGATATGAGTTTCCAGAACTTAGAAAAGTGGCTCATGAAGAGTATTTATATTGGCGTCCTGATATGGTTGTGATAGAGGCTAAGGCATCAGGGATTCCACTGACAGCAGAGTTGAGAGATATGGGTATCCCAGTAATTAACTTTACGCCGAGCCGAGGAAATGATAAACATGCTAGAGTAAACTCTGTATCACCGCTCTTTGAGATGGGATTAGTATGGGCTCCTATGCACCAACATTTCGCTCAGGAAGTGGTGGAAGAGTGCGCATCATTTCCGTTTGGAGATCACGATGATTATGTTGACTCCACAACACAGGCAATCATGCGTATTAAACAAGGTGGCTTAGTTCGTAACAAAGACTCATACGAGGACGAACCTTTGCCGGATAGGAGTAGATTAGTATACTATGGCTAGACGAGAGTTAATAAATGCAATTGTTCAATCGTTTAAAAAGTTAGGTGGTAACACCAATGAAGTTCTTGGAACTAAAACTAATGTAAGTTTTTTGGGTAAAGGTAAATCACCAGAGCTGATGTTAGACATGGACATCAACGAAGAAGCATTAGCTGTATTACCACAATCAAAAGCAGTAGAAGAATTAACAAGTTCAGTAGGCTACGCTGTAGCTGGTAAACTAAACGATATTCAAGCAAACAAATTATTATCTAATATGAAAAAGATGGAGAATGTTTATTTTCCACCTGCAGAGCCAAAGAACATTACAGATCTTGCTACAAGAACTAGAAATTTAGATCAAGAAGGTTTGATGTCTTTAAGAACAGAAGATGACACCGTATTTGGTTTAAAAGATTATGACACTTCAGGAATGTCAGATGCTAAACAAAAAATAATTCAACTAGAAGAAAAACTTGGTAGATTAAATCCAAACTCACCAGGATTTAGAGAAAGAGCAAACAAGTTAATTAATGAAATAGAAGTGTTAAAAAATACAGATGATCTACCACCACCAGGTTCACGTGGTGAACCAGAGGATATTGCAGCGCCGTTTTCAGGTGCAGGTTTAGAGGCAATCAAAAATGTTAAGGGTAGTAATTTAATTGTAGACGATATTGTAAACAAAATTTATTTAAACGCTGGTGTTTCAGAAAATGCACAACCAGTGGTCAGAGCAAATGCTAGAGAATTTTTAAATAGAATAAAAGATATGGAAGATCCAAATTTCCCGGGTAGTACAACTTTATCAAGTTTAATGGAAGCAGACGATTTTAAATTTATGACTGAAGGTGGTGGCGGAGGAATGGGTGATCCATTACTACTTGTACAAAAATATTTTGGGCCACGTGTTGCAGCAGCAGTTGCAAAATTAGATGGACCGAATGAAATACAATTGTTTGCTGAAAGATTAGTTAGTGTAACAGATGATGCAGGTAGAACTATTACTGATAGAAGATTTAATCCAGAGACGGTTGATATAGATGATTTTGAATTTGCAGATGGTGGCCGTGTGCCTTTCATGGCAGGTATGTTAGTTCGTGGTGGTAAAATAGGTTATCAAGCGCTACGTAAATACGGCATTGAAGGTAAAGACATATCAAGATTGTTTGCAAGTTTAGGATCTGACAAAAGTTTAGTTGGTAAAGAGAAGACAGAATATTTTAAACAGTTACACAAAGTATTAAGAAACCCAGATGCATTCCCAGATGAAATCATGGACATGCAAAAACAACTCGGCATAGATGTAGGACTTGGATTTAGAAACGGTGGTCTTGCTGGCATCCTGGAGGTGTAATGGCAATTAAATTAGAAAGATTTGAGATAGAAAAAATAAATAATCCAAGTCAAGAAGCTTTAGATGAAATAGCATCTATTATAGATAAATACACCAAGACAAGTATAGTTAATGGTCAACCGATAGCTCATTTAAGTAAACAGGGTGCTGTTGATAAAATTTTTAAAGAAATAAAAACAAAAGGATATAAAAGACCTAGTATTGCAAAACCATTATTTGCAAGAGTCTTAGCAGAAAAAGGTATTGCAACTTATAACGATTACCGAACTAACAAGATCGTATTTACACTTCAGAATGTTTTGAGACAAAATAACGGAGATGTTTTATCTATTAAACCATCTGCTGTTGCAAAGATATTACCAGAGTTTGCAATAAAGGGCACAAAAGGTGGTGAGGGTTCAGCAATATTTAAAACCTTTTTAAATTATCTAGAAGGTAGTCAACGTCTTGCAGATCGTTCAGGTTTGCAGGTCCCTACTGTGATAGCAGGAAAACCTGTTAGTCAGGTTGTAGATGAACTAAAACAAAATTTTTTAGATGTAAAAGGTGGAAGAGCCAGAGGAGACTTTAAAGTATTTAATGAAACAAAATTATTAGATAGACTTGCAAATGAAAATCCAGAGGTAACACCTAATCAATTAAAAACTTTATACGAACAAAACGATGGAACTAGTTTTAAAGAAAGATTAAAAAATTTATATCTTGCTAAGACAGGTCAAGTTACAAATAAAACTACCGGAGGTAAATCTATACTAGAAGCAGTTAAGGCAGGAGACATTACAAATAAGATTCCTACATCTTTAAAAAAATCTTTTACATTGTATGGAAGAGATTTTAATTTTGGTAGATTTACAAGGTTTGCTTCAGAAGAAACTGATCCTAAAAAAATTAGATACTATAACGATTTAGCAAATAGGTTTTTTACGTCAGGTGCACAAATAAAATTAGGCACTAAAGGTCTTGTTGCAGAGCATGGTTTACCTATAGCAGCATACGATAGAGGATACACTGATATAAGTGTTAGAGCTAAAATAGATGGCTACGTTTCACCTGCAGTAAATAACTGGAAAGCACAAAATTTTGACTTTCCAATTTTTAGACCAGGTGGTTTAGCAGATCAGTATTCGAATGCAGATGCAGCAGATAAACCAGGCCTTCAAAAACAAATAGAAGATAGATTAAAACTTGCAAAATCAAGAACACCTAACCTTGTTAAAAATATAAAATTTGATTTTACCGATGGTATATTTACAGCTTCTAGTACTACTCCAGAAATAAATGAAAAAAATATTCCTAAGTTATTAAGTCAAGGTAAAAAGGCAATGTCTGTTTTTGACAAGACTACATTGTTTGATGAGGTAAGAGCTGATGCAGCAGCAGATGGTCCTATTTGTAGTATTGTTAAAAGTAGAAAACAAGATGGAGGAACTGTTAGTTGTGTTCAAGCTGTTGAAGATGCTATAGAAAAAAATCCACAAAAACTAGCACAAGATGCAAGTAGATTAGATAAATTTAAAGCTTCAGCGTTAGGATTTTTAAGATCAGGTGGTTTTAAAACATTTGGTGTAGCAGGACTTGCTGGTGGAGCTGCAGCCGCACTTGTAAAAGAATTTAGAAATGATGATCCGACAACTTATTTATCAAACGAAGATCAGCAAAAAAATATGTTGGTCGATATGGTAACACAGCCTATCTCAGAAGATATGACAAGACCAGACATTTTAGATTTTCAACTACCAGCAGTTGGAGCATCACTAGCTGCATCAACAGCACTTGGTGCACCATCAACAATTAAAGTTAGTAGAGACCCTAGTTCAGTCACTCAGTTTAAATCTAGAGGAGCCGGTGTTGAACAAAAAGGATTAATAAGAACTAGTGGAAGAGTATTAGGTAGAGGTCTAGGTATTGCAGCATCACCTGGAGTTTTAGCACCACTAGCTGCATTAGATATTACACGACAAGTATCTGAGGGAGATTCACTAGCAGACATTGCAACAGATCCTGTTAATTACACATATCCACTATTTGCTGAACAGACAGATAGATTTACAAGAGGATTAAATCCAACATTTAGAAAAGTAGCTAGACTTGGTATGTCTAAACCTGCATTAAGACTATTATCTAGAGCAGGTATAGCTGGACTTGGTGCATCATTAGCAATACAAGGAATAGGATTATTAGATGACTAAAAAGTTAACAACTACGATACCACCAGAGAGAGGACCTCACCCACGGGGGTTGAATGTTCCTGGAAAAAAGACTATAGTGGTGTCGAACTCGGAGAAAAATAATGTCAGAAATAGACAAGTCTTTACCCAACGTAAAGCAAGAAATAGAATTACCTAGTGAAGAAGAGATTGTAGAAGCATCTCAAGCTAATGTAGAAGAACAAGTTGGACCAGAAGATATTCAAATAACACCAGAAGAAGATGGCGGTGCAACAATTAGTTTTGATCCAGAGGCTGTAAACCAACCGGGTACAAACGAACATTTTGACAATCTAGCAGATTTATTACCAGAAGAAGTTTTAGGTAGATTAGGGTCTGAGTTATATGAAAACTATATGCAGTATAAAGCATCTAGAAAAGATTGGGAAGATGGTTATACAAAAGGTTTAGACTTATTAGGATTTAAATACGAAACAAGATCTCAACCGTTTACAAATGCAAGTGGTGCTACTCACCCTGTATTAGCTGAAGCGGTAACACAGTTTCAAGCACACGCTTACAAAGAATTACTTCCAGCAACTGGTCCAGTGCACACTCAAATTATGGGTGTGATAAATAAACAAAAAGAAGACCAGGCTACAAGAGTAAAAAATTTCATGAACTATCAACTCATGAATAAGATGAAAGAGTATGAACCCGAGTTCGATCANTTA